CGATCGTTAACCGACCCCCGGAGAGATTGGATTGGCGTGCGGACCAGGTGTATTCCCAGCAAGATTGGCGACTTGCGGGCTCATACCGCCACCGCCAAGAGGACTTGTTTTTGTACCTTGACCGACGGCAGCGGCGCGCGCGCTATCACCGCCCGGCCCCAAGTCCATCGCAGGATTATTTGTCGCTGGCTGCTCACCACCGCCCGGCGGAGTGCCGATATGCGCCGGCGGACCTTCACCCATGCCGCCCCGCTCCGCGAGGATACCGGCCGTAAGTTCAGTCGCGATACGAGCAACGCCCGCTTCAACGCCCTTCTGGACGCCTTCATCAACACGCTGCTGGATTGCGCCGTTGCCATTTTGCTGTTGCTGCTGCTCGGCCTGGGCCATTTTCTCGATCTGGTCATCAGGCGGCACGATCTCCTCGCCGTCCAAGCCGATTGTGCTTGACACGGAGCGCAGGACTGCGGCGCGACCCTTGATGCCCATGATCTTCTGATCGGTCGGGTTGATCGTGGCGCCGAGGAACTCGATCTGACGCTGGCGGAGCGTCTCGCGCTGGATCGCGACACTGACGCCCTGGACGCTGATCTTTTCTTCGCCGGTCAACAGGCCGGTGTTATCCGTCAGCATAATCAGGTCAGCGAGGTTCAGGAGCGCAGGCTCCATCACATCGTTGTCGACGTTCGCGCTGACCGACTGCAAAATCTTCGAGGCGTTGCCCATGAGCATGGCAAGGCCGGACGCCGTGCGCCCCGCTCCGCCGCCAGACTGGCCGCCGACGTACTTCGGGATCGCGGACACGTCGTCTGCGATGGACACAAAATCATTGAACACCTGCACCAACTGAGCGGCGTTTGAAGTCGGCATGAAGAACGAGATCGGGACCTGTGTGTTATTGCCCACCGGGTCGTTGCGAACGTGCCACCGCTTCCACGGATAAAGGTCGTCACCGTTCTCTTCGGGCGACAGCCGGTCGTCGTTCACGACCACTTGCGGACCGGAGGCTATGCTCAAGTTATTGACAAGGCTGCGCAAAGTGGCGTTTGCCACCTCCTGCAAGTCCGACAGCAAATCCGTCAGGCCGTTGCCCACCGGGGTGCCGGGGACCTTCTCAAACGAGGTCGTAAAGTACGGGTGGCGCTGGCGCGGCGACGGCGACAGTTGTGCCTTGATGACATGCGAGCCAATGACCCAGCACTGCACGGAGTAATCGCGAAGCTCGTCAGGGACGGCAAGGCCATATTCCTGGAGGACGCGTCCCTGCACGTTGCCGTTGAACTCCATCATGGAGATCATGGCCGATCGGTTCCACGCCGGGTTCTCGCGGCTTTCCAGCACGGCGCGCTCGGAGTCGGTGGTGTCCCAATTATCATACAGGCCGCCGCGGCCGTACTCGTCGAGCACCGCGCGAATTTCGTCGGCGTTGTAACCCGGCAGATCGAGCAGATCGTTTAGCTCGGCGCGTGTGACGCGCAGCTTCTCGATCACGTCGGCGTTCGCAATGTCCGAAACACCTGGCGTGAACCAGATATCGAACGGCGATACCCGGTTCCACGTCAGCTTCGGGTTCTGCTTTACCGTCGGCGTGCCACCGCCAGGCGGCCACACAACTTCGGGAACAACCTTGACCACAGGTCCCTTGATGCAGGCGAAGGGGAAGATGGGGAGGTCGACAAGGAACTCAGCCAGCGCATGATAAAATCCTCCGTCTCGGAGGAGACCTTCGATGGCCGTGTCTGAGTCACGCGCTTGCTGGACGGCTTTCTTTTTCGCGGCATCTTTCGCTGACTCAAGGAGCGCTGTTTTGCGTTGCTGTACATCTTGGGGGTCCGGTGGTTGACTAGTTTGCTGTTGGATAAGTTGTGCCTCATGCTGCATCAACTGGTCGATGCTCTGCAAGATTTCATCAGGCACGGCGGGGTCGGCAGGGGGCTTGATCGTCCAGGGCTGATCCTGACCCAGATAAATATCCCGCAAAAGAGAACTCGCTGCCCGGCACTTTTGGGCGATCAGCCGGGCATAAACCTTGCTGCCGCCAAACTTGTTTAGTTCCATGACCTTAGACGGGTCATACTGGCCGTTGAACGACCGCAAGGCAGCGAGCAGCCGGTTCGACCAGCCCGCCTCGGTGTTGCGGTGGTTCCGGAAAATCTCAAACTGGCCTTTGATATAGCCGGCAAGCTGCGGCACGGCGGGCGCTGCGGGTTGGGCCGCGGCGACCTTATCCCGCGCCTTTTGCTGAAGCTGTTGTTCGAGGGCCGCAGGGGGTACCACCTGCATTACACCCTGCTGGCCAATATCAGACATGCGAGCTTCCCGTGTGTGTCCCGCACACTAAGCACGCGAGGGTTAACAGATGCCTAAGGATTACCGCCACGGTAACGGATTAAGGGTTTGTTAACCTTTTCCGGCGATATAGGAACCCTCACCTAGCGGGGGTTTACGACGTGACAGAAAAGCTCAATGAGCCTGAGCAAAGCGCGCCAGCTTCAAACCTCCCAGAAGTGACCCCGGTAATACACAGCGCGCTTACGCCCGCAGGGCTAGCCGCACTGGCACGAGAGGTCGCCTTTGATATCCGCGAACTCCCTACGATCCTAAAAACATTCAAACTCACCGAAGCCCAGTATGAAGAAATTGGAAAAATCCCATTCTTCCAAAACGCGCTCACGAGCGCGACGATCGAATGGGAAAGCGTCAAAGGCACCGAGGAGCGCATCAAGCTCCGGTCGCAAATCATTCTCGAAGAAAATATCGGCATCGTCGCAGCCCGTATGCGCGACATTAAAGAGCCCCTCAACTCGGTCGTCGAGACCGGGAAGTTCTTCACGAAGCTCGCCGGTATCGGAGAGCAAAGCAAGTCTGGTGCCAGCGCCGGCGAAAAATTCGTCATCGAAATTAACCTCGGGGAAGACACCAAACTCCGATTTGAAAAAAACACCACTCCAGATAGCCCGAGCGAAGTACCAGCGCTCATTGAAGGGGAAGTTGTGCAGGAGACGGTACGACCGGACCCTGAAGGGGATTTTGAACTCGAAGCGAACCCGGAGCCGGTACGACCGGTCCCCGAAGGCGATAATGACCTACCACAACTACAACCGAAGCCCACTCGGGCGCGCAAGACGCCACCGGTACGACACCTCGATAAAACGACACCTAGCACGGAGTAGAAATAATGCCCGCCGCATTGAAGGACGACGCATCGCGTCTGCATGACGCAAACGAGATCATTCGGAAGCAGAACGCTGCTGCGGTTGATCTCAAGCGCACCATCGAGGCACTCCGCCGGGAGAACGACACCGCGGAGAAAATCCGTGCCGAACTCTACGGGCTGTCAGAGCACAACCCGGAGCCGCCGGATTGGTTGTCACGACGCGAAGCGAAGCCCGGCAAGCGCGGCGGACCGATCACGATCTGGAGCGACTTCCATTATGGCGAGACCATCCAGAAGGATCAAACTGGCGGCGTCAACGAGTACAACATGAAGATCGCCAAGAAGCGCTTCACCCGCCTCGTCGACACGACTATCGACTTGTCGTTCAACCATATGGGGCGCGCGGACACGCAGTACCCCGGTATCGTGGTGATGCTCGGCGGCGACATGATCGGCGGCGATATCCACGAAGAACTGCTCGCCACGAACGATCGCACGTCGCACCAGTCAGTCAATGACCTCACCGACATGCTGGCCGCTGGTATAGACAACCTGGCGACCAAGTTCGGCAAAGTCTACGCCACCGGCGTCGTAGGTAACCACGGCCGGTCGACCAAGAAAATGATGATGAAGAACCGCGTCTATACGAACTACGACTGGTCGATCTACTGTAATCTCGCTCGGTACTTCCGTAAGGAAAAGAATATCCGAATCGACGTGCCAAACTCGGCCGACGCGTTCGTGAATGTCTACGGTCATCGCTACATGCTCACACATGGCGACAGCATTGGCGTGAAGGGCGGCGACGGCATCATTGGCGCCATCGGCCCGATCATGCGCGGCTCGCTCAAAGTCGGCCAGAGCCAAGCCCAGATGGGACGCGCGTTTGACACGCTGTGCCTGTGCCACTGGCACCAGTACATCACGCTCCCTGGGCTGATCGTAAACAACGCGCTCAAGGGCTTCGACGAGTACGCGATGCTCGCGCTGCGCGCCAAGTACAGCCGGCCGTCACAGGCCCTGTGGTTCACCCACCCCGAGCACGGCATCACGGCACACTGGCAGGTTTACCTCGAAGGGATGAAACATGCCGAAGAAGCGAAGAAGAATTGGGTGAGTGTCTGGGAATAACATGCCATACGCGAACATCGAGGAGCGTCGTGCTTACCACCAGAACTGGCGGCAGAAGAACCGCCCAAGGCAGCGCCGTGCAAATCTAAAGGCGCTCTACGGGATAACGCCAGAACGATATGATCTGATCCTGGCCGCGCAGAACGGCCACTGCGGGATGTGCCCCAGTACATCCCGCCTGGGGGTAGATCACTGCCACAAGACAGGTCGCGTACGCGGCATCCTGTGTCGGGTTTGTAACGTCCACCTCGGCGGCCTTGGCGATGATGCCGAGGCGCTTCAACGCGGCCTTAAATATCTGGAAACGCCATGTCCATAAGCTATACGGCCCCCGCTACTTGCGCGACCTTCATGAAGTCCGACGCGTTCGGCCGGCTAATAGCTGGGCCGGTGGGCTCGGGCAAGACAACGGCGTGCGTCATCGAGTTGATGAAGCGCTCGATGGCCCAGTCGAAAGCGCGCGATGGCTTCCGGTACACCCGCCACGCCATCGTCCGGCAGACGCTGAAACAGCTTAAAGACACCGTGCTGAAAGACGTGCGCTCATGGCTCGGCGGCCTGGGCGAATGGCGCGTGTCTGAAAATACTTTTCACCTGAACTTTGGCGACGTGCGCAGCGAATGGATTTTCATCCCCCTCGAAGACGCCGCCGACCAGGCGCGCTTGCTCTCGATGCAGCTTACAGGCGCGTGGTTGTCTGAGGCGATCGAAATGAACCTAGATGTTGTGGCTCCAATAACGGGTCGTCTCGGTCGTTTCCCGTCAGGCGCGCAAGGCACACCGACGTGGCACGGCTTGATCGCTGACACCAACATGCCTACTGAGTTGTCACCTTGGCACCAGTTCATGATCAACCCGACACCGGACTGGCAGATGTACATCCAGCCGTCAGGCTTGGCACCGAACGCTGAGAACCTGAATTGGCTTGTGCAGAACGAACGCACGATCCTCCTCCCGATTGATCATCCGGATCGCATCGCGCAGGGGCGCAAGTACTATGAGCGCTTCGTCGAAATGTACGGCGAAGATAGCGACTGGGTGAAGCGCTACGTCAAGGCGCAGTACGGCGACGACCCAAGCGGTCTAGCTGTCTTCCGCGAGACCTTCCGTGCTGAGTTCCATGTGAAGGACAGCACTTTACTCATACCTGGATACCCGCTACTGGTGGCGCAGGACTTCGGCCGTAACCCGTGGTCGCTGATCTGCCAGGCTGACCACCAAGGCCGGCTCATTGTGCATGAGGAAGTTCCCGGCACGAACATAGGACTTGAGAAGCATGTCAACCAAAACCTGCGCCCTCGACTGCTTTCGGACAAATATGCAGGCTATAAAGTCGGTGTCATTGGCGACCCGGCAGGCGTTGCAAAAGGCTCGGTCTCCGAAGAGTCAAACTTTGACGCACTCAAGCGCATGGGCTTCCCCTGCTACCCGGCGCCCACAAACGACATTGACCCACGACTCCGGGCTGTCGAGAGCCTTCTCGGACGCCAAACGAACGGCGGTCCAACCCTGATTTTCAACCGCACCGGATGCCCAATGCTCATTCGCGCCATGAGCGGCGGCTACCGCTTCACCAAGATGAAGGGCGGCGCGCTGCGCGCGATACCAGACAAGAACGATAAAGAAGGTTTCTCGCACGTCGCGGACTGCTTGCAGTACGCGTGCCTTGCGATGGGCGGTGGAATTATTGGGGAGATCGCTCGTCGTCTACGGCCGCGGATGGGGGCAAAACGCCCGACGATATCTGCTGCCGGCTGGACGTGAGCCGGTAGAGACCCGTCAGTAGCATCGTCATCCACGTAATACAGAACACGCTGTCGCACGCCTCGCGGTGCACGAGCGGCGCGTTGGTCCACGCGCGATCGACGCCCGCGGAGTTCATATCGTCGGTGAGTTTGAAGAGGACCTCAAGTACATCGCGGCCGGTTGCGCCGGACGCCGCGATCAGGGTCTCCTCGCGCAGCTTCTGCACGAACGCTTCAATGTCCGTCGTCGTCGCCATGACCTTGCTCGTAATTCTCGAACGCCGCGGCAAACAAGGCAATAACAGTCAGGCACGAAAGAAGCCCCAACAAGCCCCACATCGTTCCAAAGATATCCTGCAAACTCTGGAACAGCGTGAGTGTAAGGATCATCAGCCTTTCCGCTTGGATGCGGTAACAAATCGTTGGATGACTACTGGGATTTTGCGGCCGCGCACCATGCGTGCTTGGCGGCGACGGCGTTTAGCGGTGGCGCAGACAGTCATATGCCTTTATCCTTGAGGGTCTCGGCTGTAGTTAGGGCAGCGTTTTCAGCTTCAACGGCGGCAAGCTCGGTCTTGAGCAGGTTGATCTGCTTCAGCCGGGCGGCACGGAGGCGTGCGAGCTTCCGCACCTGCCACCCGATGATCCAGCCCTGCACCGTCTTGTCGCCGTAAATCTGTAGAAGGTAATAGGCCAAGCCAATAACGGCGGCGACTTGGGGCAGATACCCAAACGCGCTACCGAAGATGGTCCCCAACGATACGACGTGGGCCATCCAAGTATGATAGTCGAAAAAATCTGTCACCGCCACGCCCCTGTCCGACATGATCTTGCTCCTAAGCATGGGACGGTGCGCCTAGATCATTACCGGTTAGTTAATGGGATCGTCTTCGCAAGGAAGTTGCGCGATCAGTTCCATCCGCTTGATCATGCTCGCCCGCTTCGCTTCGGCCGTATTTGTCAGTCCGGTCAATGCCTCCCGCACCTTTTCGGCGTCAAAATCGTCGATCTGCATGAGATTGTCGATCGAGATTAACATTTCCAGGCGGCCGAGGGCGTCGCGCATTTTCAGGGCGTCGTCGATCATTTCGATGAACTCGTCCCGCGTGATCCGCCGGTCATACGCCGCCACCAGGGGCGACATGATCGCTGACCGCAGGTGCATGATCGACTCAGGCCCGACCGCGACCGACAGAACGTCTATGATGTACCGCTCGCTCAGCAGCGGATTAGTACCGCGCCGGCGCACCTTATTTTTACGGGACGATAAGTTTTTTGGCACCAGACACCTTGAGCTTGGGTTTCTCGTTATCCGCGAGGGGCACCAGCTTGAAGCCAGCGAACCACGCTTGCACTAAAAACGAGGTTGCCTCGTTCGCACCGATGATGTTCGACAACCAGGCGAAGGCCGGGCTGGACTTAGCTGCCTGTAGCGTCGTTGGCGTTTCCGTCGGCTGGGTCTGGGACATGGTGGATTCCTGTTGCGCCGCGCGCGATGATCTCGCCAACGGCAATGGGTTCAATCGCCATCGAGGACTCCTCCAGCGGGACCATTAGCTGTGAGCGTGTCACCGTGCCAGTAGACTGGAGGTTGATTAAGTCGAGGATGTGCTTCCGGTGGTTAGCCGGCATGTAGTAGCCCTTGCCCCATATTGTCGTGATCTCGATGTTGAGGGGGCGCAGCTTTTTGCGCAGCTTGCAGATAAAAACGTCGACGATTTTTATCTCGGTGGGGTCCGGCGGATTACCGCGGCACTCTTCACCGGCATTGTGAAGCATCTCTCGGGTGACTTCGTTCTTGCGCAGCATCAGCAGCATGTAGGCTGTCTCTACGCGTGTCAACCGAAAAAGGCGGCTGAGCCCCAGCCCTAAGTCTTCGTCGGTGCCCTTGATGTTCCGTACGAACGCTGGCTCGCGCGCATCGGCGTTGGTGCCGGGGGTCCAGTCGTCTTTTGGGGTACGCGTGATGGCGCCCTTCTCGGCAGCGACCTGTATCGCACAGCGCACCCAGTCGGCCGGCTTATTGGTGGCCCGAGCAATCGCTCGGACGGGCACCCCTTCGCGGGCCATTAACGTCACGAGCGGTGATAGCACCGGGTCCGGGACGTAATTTTCGAGTGCGTCTGCATCGATCGCTGGCATGGGAGCCCCCTGGGGATGGGAAAATTCTTGGATTACTTTTTTATTGACCAACCCTTAACAAAGAGTTTACGTGGGGTACTTCAGATAAAGCAAGGGAAAAATGGTACCCCGGTAGTGTTTTTCAACACTCTGGTACCGCCCGAGCCCTATCTGTTGAAACCGGAAGGTGGGTCCGACGTGCAACCCCCGTCGAGCGGCCAGCGCGAAGCATAGCGACCCATGCCGCCGGACCCGCGCTGACACTAGATGTGGTAGGATAACAAATCGTTACCGTGGCGGTAATCACTCCACGATTTCCGCGGTTTCCCAGTCGGTCGCCAGCAGATCAGTCTGCGAGCACAGCCACGGCACCGTGTGCTTGTCCGCCGTATACATGACGATGAACGGCAGGGGTCCCTGCCAGTCCTTTGGGGCGCCTATTTTTTCAGGGCCGCCGCCGATACGGCCGACCCAGTCTGCGACCAGCGCGAGCCACATGCCCTTGCCATTCCAGCCAGCACGGCGCACGCGGCGCGCGTCCTTCATTTCGTTTACAGCCCAACCAATGTCGTACATGAGTTTCTCCGGGGGGTTAGATTTCGCTCGCCTTGACTTGTTCGAGGAGCCCGATCAGTTCGAGGCGGTTCACGCCGATCGAGTAGTAGGGGAAGTACGCAGCGCCGTTTTCGAACGGGGCGGGGCACGTGAACGCGATCACGACCCCGTCCGGCTGGAACGTGCCGTCGCTAATGTCCCCGATCGCCTCGTAAATGATCCCGAGGACTTCTCGCACAACATCTGAAACCGGCGCCTTTACATCCGAGGTCGCCGGCGCAGCGTTATCCTGGCCACCCATCGTGGTTGGTGACCGACCGGGGGTATCCAAGAGCGCTGCAATTTCGCGGTCAAAGGCTTCGTCCTCTGCCGACTGAACTGGTTGATCGCCCGGGCCGGGCAGCGATATCGCGCCCACCTTCAAACCCCCGTCGCCTTCCCTGCCGGGAAAAGGTAGCAAGGTGACATCCGCCTGGAGTTTTACATTCAAAGGCGCGACAGGCTTACAAGGTGTCACCTTGCTAGGCTTGCCGTCGGGGCGCTTGAACGTCGTGCGGCCGTCTTCGTGCTTAGTCGGCATGGTTGAAGAGCCCCTCAAAGAGGATGATAGCTGCGCAGGCGAGCGCCAGGCAGATCACCGGCAGGAAGTACCATGGGTCGCCTTCGGTAATCATAGCGCCCCCGACACGTAGTTAGCCCAGAGGGCGGCAGCAACAAGCGAGATGACGAAGAATTCGGCCGCTATCATAAGCACCGCGCAGATTATCCTGATGAAGGTCCAAATCATTCTGCGTCCCCTGCGTCACCAAAGTCGTCCATGAACAAATCGAAAAGTAAAATCGTAGCCGCTATCGAGCCGCCTACGATGAACGCGTAAATGAGCCAGTCGGGTATCACCGTGCCACCTTTAGGCCGCTGGCTCACAGGTGTGGGCCGTGATCTGATAACTCCCGGTGCCGTACTTCGCCTCAATATCTTTCATGAGTGCGTGCGCTTCGATCGGCGCCGCAAGCTCGCATTGGTTGGCGGTGACGAACGTGTGCTCCGCAGGGATGCCGAGGAACGGCGAGCCGTACACACCGACCAAGAAAAATATCAAATGGAACATCGCGGCCCCCAATCTGCACGGGGAGGATCGCCCCAAAAGAGTTAAAAAAGAGTTAACGTCACTTTGGACCCCAGAGATATTTCTAAAGCGGGTAGCAAAAGGAAGAAGCAGGGTCCTCTGTCCAGCATGGGGGGCGAGCGCGCCAAAGCCTTGCGCGGGGGGGGTTCCCTGCACAAGGCGAAACAATTTGGAGCAATCCCTAGCGCGACATATGCGCCACGCTAGGGGTATCAGGTTAAGCGGTTAACGAAATTCCGCTTGAGGCCTTCGCCTTGGGGGCGGAGGCAGTGGCCACCGCAACGCCGCGCATATAGCTATATTTGAGCACGCTATTCGCAGGGAATTTCCCATTGGCGTCCACTTTGAGCGTTGCCTTTGCAGCGGCTGGCAGCGCCTCGGCAATGGAAGCTAGTACCTTGTTAGCTTCCTGCTCAAATTCCGCCTTGGCCGCCTTAACTTGCGCAAACAAGTCCCGCACGATTTGATGCTTAGCCTGCAACGTCGGCGGGAGAGTTTCCACTTTGATTGCAAGCCACGAAAGCTCTTCTTTGAATTTAGGCATTTTAGTCATTCCTCAGTTTTGCTCATTTGGCGTTATTGCCTATAGAGCGTTGGTTTTCCTTAGTCCCAGTGGCGACTAAGCCACTGGGACCACCGGAACCCATGCCGGCTCTCATCGGGTCACTCCCGCCGCGTCGGGCAGCGCGCTTTCATTCTCTTATGGTGTCACCTTGCAAAGGTATACGACTTTCCGCTAACTCAACCGGACGCGTGCGAGGCTCTTACCGTCACGGTAAGCAGGTTGTAATCTCAAAAATACAACCAAGCCCAGAAACTGCATCACAAACACAAGTAGTTGTTGTCCGGAAGGCATTTTACTAGATGTAGTAGGTAGGCCGGCTCGAAAGCAGGTTGTACCGATAGGTATTAAATCGCTAGGTATTAGACAAAAATCCTATAAACACAAGATGTAGTGGGTAAAAATTTTCGACCTACTAGATGTAGCGTTTCTCAAAAGTTGTAACTTGAAACTAGACAATCGGATTTCCGTCGGTTAATTGTTTGGTTAATTATTTTCACCTTGTAACCTTTTGATATTGTTACCTTTTTGTATTGGTTAACGAGATATTTAACTTAATTCGCGTCGTTTTTTTTGCCTTTATCGACCTCGGCGCAGTAGTGGTTACGGAATAGTTAACGGATTGCGGCAGTAAATAGGCAGAAAGAGGCTGATCCTTACTGTGTAAGGGAACAAACCATAAACATTAACTATTCATCAACTATTTGTTAACGATTTGTAAATCACTACTC